AATTAATCCTATTTCAAGAACGCACGGTTACTATGATGATTATACCACTCAGATAGACATTATTGTTTATGATTCAAATCACAACGAAACATACAAAATGTCATTGTTTGAATGTTACCCTAAAGATATTCAGGCTATAAATTTATCATATGCTGCTGAAAATTCCCCAATGAAATTAGGCGTAAACATACAATATAAGTACTACCGGATTTTTGATTATAAAAGTGGGGATGCCGTTTCATTAGAATTAAGTCAAGATGTAATTCAGAAAGCCGCATTAATTTTACCAGCAAACGTCCAAGAAGGATTATTGAATGGGGCGTTATATGATACAAATCCCACATCCTATAAGGACGCTAACGGGGTTGTTCATACGGGGCGTAGGGGATGAATATTGATACCAACTTAAATTCAATCTTTAATCTATCTTCTCCTATTGAAGGTGAATTTATTTCTAACATTAGAACTATTACATCTGCTCCTGAAGACAATTCTCTTACAAGCGATTGTGACCAAGTAAGAGCCAATCTATATAAACTATTAGAAATAAGCCAAGACGCGCTAGAAGAATCATTAGAGATAGCTAAACAATCCGAAGCGCCTAGAGCATTTGAGGTTGTATCCAATATGATAAAACAAATATCAGATGTTAATATGCAGATATTAGATATCCACGCTAAAAAACAGAAGCTTGTTGCCCCCGAAAAAGAAACGACTACCACCAACATTACAAACAATGCTGTATTCTGTGGGACATCAAAAGATTTAAATGAAATGATAAACAAATTGACTAAAGGAACATAAATTATGGCTTTACCAAAACAATCATCAACAATATACTCAACAATTATACCATCGACTGATACGCCAATAAAATTTAAACCGTTCTTAGTAAAACAAGAAAAGGCTTTATTGTTAGCGCAACAATCAGAAGATCAAATGATAATGTTAGACACCCTAAAGGATATTCTATCTGACTGTATTATTGATAAAGTAAATATCAATTCCTTAGCTATGTTTGATATTGAATACTTGTTGCTTCAGATAAGGGCGCGTTCAATAGGAGAAATTGTTGAATTGATTTTCTCGTGTGACGTATGTGATGACCCTAAGGCTAAAGTAAAATATTCATTTGATGTTTCTAAGATAGAAGTTAAAAAGGATCCAGATCACACTAAGAAGATTTCATTGTTTGATGAAGTAGGCGTAGTTATGAAGTATCCTGGACTAGAGGATATCAAGAAAATTGAATCATTAGACTTAGACGATATTGATAATATTTTTGATGTTATCATTAATTCTATTGATTACATTTATGATGGTAACGAGATACACCACACTAAAGATCAATCAAAAGAAGAGTTGATGGATTTCTTGAATAACTTAACCCAAGTTCAATTCCAAAAACTCAGGGATTTCTTTAAAACTATGCCTAAGTTGAGACAGGATGTAAAGTATAAATGTCCTGTCTGTGGATTAGAACACAATAAATATCTACAAGGATTAGACACTTTTTTTTGATAGCCCTTTCGCATGATACTTTAGCCAATTTTTATAAGTTGAATTTTTCATTGATGCAACATCATAAATATTCATTGGTTGATATAGAGCAAATGATTCCATTTGAGAGGGAAATCTACATCAGTTTTTTAGTAGAATATTTAAAAGAAGAAAAAGAACGCGCAGCAAAAAAATAACCCAAGGATGAAATATGATTGATATACTCAAAAAACAATTAGAATACTTAAAGAGTATAGAAGTCTATACAACTAAAGACAAACCTATTCAATCCAAACAAGTAGATACATCGGCTGCTATTCTAGTTGATACAGATAAAATTGTCTCTGAGTTATCCAACGTTGCGAGGGCTATTTCTAATATCAATACCATTACAATTGAAGAAGCTAGAATAGAACAAAATAATAGAGAAACCGCCGAAGAATCAAATGTAGATACAATAGCTGAACTTAAAAGAATTAGAGATGCTATTATAGATTCCAATAGTACAGCCACGGCAGAAAGAATAGACAATGAAAGAGTAACTTTAACTATTGCCCAACGCATAAATAACTTCCAGAATTCTATATCTAATATCAAAAATGCCTTCTCTAATAAAGAAACAGGCAAGATTACAGGAAAAAGTATATTAGGTGAAGTTGGTAATCAAATAGGTAATTTTGTATCACAGAGACATGTAGATAGAAATGAGTTTATTAAAACAGAACAAGGGTTAGGAAATACTCAATCTGAAAAGAAGTTGAAGCAAAACTTTAATGTTAAGAATGATACTCTGAAAAAACATAAGGCAAATGAAGAATATCTAGAAAAGAATAGAGGTAGTGCTTCTCGTGAGGAATTTCTTGCTAGCGGGAGTGAAAAGGCTAAAAGGTATTTAGAAACCAAAGGGCATTTAGAAAAAGTATTATCAAAGGTTGATACAAGATATAAAAATGCTAATACTAAATTGCAAGAAGCGATTAATCCCGCTGTTGTTCCTGCTGCTACAATTAATCCTGCAACAGAGCCCGCCGCTGTTGTTCCCGCTGCTACAATTAATCCTGCTGTTGTTCCTGCTGCTGCAATTAATCCTGCTGTTGTTCCTGCTGCTGCAATTAATCCTGTAACAGAGCCCGCCGCTGTTGTTCCTGCTGCTGCAATTAATCCTGTAACAGAGCCTACTGCTACTCGGGCAAATGTAGACCCAAGACTTACTGGACTTCAGACATTAGCGCATCAGTTTAGAAATTACGCAGATAATCAACATAATACCGTTAATACATTATCTAGAAGTAATATGGTAGAAAATCCTGAAGTAGAAGAAACACGCATAGAAGATGAAAGAGAAAGACGATCAGTAGAAAAAGAACAAGCTCAAACTGATGATGAACAGACTAAAATTCTAACTGAAAGTTTAGAAGTTCAGAATAAGATATTAACTAAATTAGATCATCTTCCTTCCAATGGTTCTGGCGTGGGTGGCGGATTGCTTGATATAGATTTACCAGATTTTGGTGGTAAAGAAAAACGTAGAACAAGACCTAGAGCAAGATCAGCAGATCAACGAGCAGGTATAGCAGAAAGAGCAGAAGCAAGAGGAACAAATGCTACAAGAGTTATAAGTACATCGGAAGAAATAGCAACAAGAGCGACATCATCTAATAGACCTAGAGCGCCTTATCAAAGAGGAAGAATACCCGCATCTAATATAGGAGTAGGAGCAAGAACTGCTGCTGATATTATTCCTGAAGCAAGAACAGTTACCTCTACAGGAGAAGGTTTAATATCAAGAACAAGAAATGCTGTTACTTCTAGCGGAAGAAGCGTAGCAACATCATTAGGTGAAACTGCTTTAGGTCAATCGACATTAGGAAATGTTGCTAGATCAGTATCGCCTGTAGCAAAAAAAGCGGCGGGTGCTGCTAGAAATGTAGTCAAATGGTTAACTAAAGTCCCAGGATTAGGAACAATGTTAACTGCTTATAATATCTATGATAAAATATCAGAGTTAGATGAACAAGTAGCAAATGGAACATTACCGCCCGAAGAATATAAGAAAGAAGTAACAAAAGCTATAGGCGCAGCCTTAGGAACAACAGGCGGAGCAATAGCCGGAGCGGCATTGGGTACTGGTGCTGGCCCAATAGGAACAATTATTGGGGGTATTCCTGGTGGGTTAGGAGGAGAAATTGTAGGCGAAAAGGTAGCATCTGCATTATTTGATATGGTAGGAAATGATGAGCAACCTGTTCTTATATCAGACGAAAGTAAATCAGAAGGTATAAATGTTGCGGGCGCTCCTGTAATTAAAGGGCAACCATTAACGCCAGAACAAGTTAAGGTTACTGATATATCAAAATCTATGGGAAATAAACCAAGACCAGAAGTTCAAGAGGCATACGATTTAGCTAAAAATCCTAAGATAGAATCGACATCAATAAGACCATCAGTAGAAACTCCAACTGCTGCTAATATTGTATATGGTAAATCAGAAGAAAATGCGGGTATTAATACATCTAATGCCGGTAACACTATTGTTAATAATATTTCATCTCCTACTAATAACGTCAGTAATCAAACATCCAATACATTAATGAAAGGCGGAATACGCAATCAAGAAAATTCAGTTAATAAGTTATTTGCCTCAAGATTACAATATTTTTGATACAAAAAAGGGACAATTAAGTCCCTTTTAGTTTATATGCTATTAAATATTAACTCATTTCAGAAATATTTTTGAAGTAATTTAGAATGTCCTCATTTTCATCTGCTTGATTATGGGGTTTCGCTTCAGCCGATTTCATAGCCGGAGCTTCTGCTACTTTAGGTTCGGCAACGCCAACGCTAGAAGCACTTTGACTTAATGAAGCGGCACTAGGCATAAATTCATTTTCAACATTAAGAACTTCATTCAACTTGCGAGACAATTCTTCAAAAGTTTTAAAGTGTTTCTTATCTAATAACTCTTGGATATCATGGCGTTTGTTAACCATTGCCAATAACTTATCTTCGTCGCCATCAAACAATTCCGTTGAATTATCCCAAGACGATTTATCATAAGAAGGCCAACCATCGGCTTGTCTAATTTTAATTCTAAAATTAGCGCCGCCCCAAAGATCAAAAATATTAACTGGAGCTTCATCTTCAAAGGTTGGACGCGCTTTGTCCATAATCATATCAAAGATTTTCTTACCAAAAGAGAACAGTTTTACTTGACCGTTGTTTTCTGGATTAGCGGGATCGCTAATGATTAAAACATTACAGATATATTTTGTTCTTTGTTTTTGTTTACGAGCGAGTTCTTTATCTGATTCCGAACCACTATTCCAGAGTTTGCTATTTAATTGCCCGCACGGATCATCTTCGCCAATAGTTCTTAGACTATTTTCGATATACCAACGACCCGACGGACCTTGGAATCCATGATCATAGATTTTAACCCAAGGTAAGTTACCTTCGGCGATTTCAGGAAGAAATCTAATAACAGCAGAACCATTACCCGCTTTATCTCTTACTAGTTTCCAATAACGGTCATCATTAAAACCTTTAGAGTTGCTTGTAGGGTTAGCAATAGTTTCAAAGGCTGCCGTGATAGCGCTGAAATCAGTCGTTCTCATTTTTCTTAAAGAAGATATATCCATTGTGTTGCTCCAGTTGTTTACGATTAATATTACGATTATTTACAATTTTCCACTTATTACATAACGAACTACTATTATATATTATCACTTTAATAAAGTCAAGATAATGTTTGATATATCTTTATTACTTTATCTTCATCATATTTTACAAACTTGTATAATTTTTCAACGATCAAAAGATCAGCCGCCCACATTTTCATCATCTTTTCTTTCCATATATTAAGAAACGGGTTAATTTCATTAATAATATGTAAAGATTCTATCGCTATTGAATTGCCAAGGTAAAGTTTAAACAATTCAGGCATACCGTCGTTACAAGTAATTAAATCATTATACTGATAATTCTTCTTCTCCATAAACAATAATATGGTTTCAATATCTGTCGAAAACACATTATGGATACTTTGCTTCCTTTTCTTCCATGTCGTATAATTATTATCACTAACGGCAACATTATGGATAGGACTGCTATTCTTATAAGCGTAGTTTGCCACAAGAAATTGGATAGACTCTAAAGGCGTATCAAACCTATTTGCCATACTATTATATGAATGATAATCCTTTCTATTTAAAAAAGAACTAAACTTCGTTCCTTTAGTTTTACCTTTACAAGAAAATAGATTATATTTTTCTGATGTAAAATGTAACTTGGTAGCCCTATCATATTGAAAGAATTCGTAACCATTGACCATTAGATTATATTTTTAGTAGTAAATTTAGGCAACTTACCTTCTTCTATAAGTTCCATTTCCATCTTATCTTTTAGCGATTTACTGATTTGAGAAATAACTTCAGTTGGTTCGATATAGTATTCTTCGCAAAATTCTAAAATAGTATCTAGCAATGTTGTTTTCTTTTTAACCGCTAATGTTTCTATGAATAAAGAAAATTCAACAATATCATCAGATTTAACGCACCCGCTTGCTTCTGACAATCTTTCGGCGATATTTTTAGTTTCTTTACTACTAATCATGATAATTCCTCAATATAATATTTACATAACCTATAAGACATCATTAATTCTTCATATTCTTTAAACTTTTCATTATAAGGTTGACGTATAGCGCTTTCGTATGATGCTTTCATCATAACAGAATTAGAATAAGAATTATTGTAATTGGTAAACCAAGTATCTATGTTTTCTTTTAAATGCTCTAACCCCTTAAAGATATTCCTTAAAGAAGCCGAATCCTTCATCGCATACGTTACGGCTAATTCCTTAATTGATATTATCTCTATAGTTTTCATAACCCCTCCATTTCTTTAGAGAAAAGAATCTAAATTAGTAGAAGCGCCTTGAGGTATGCGTATTCTACTATTCTTTTTAGGTAAGAAGGAGCCGTTTAAACCAAATGAAGAAAGGCTTGGAGCCGTACTTCCCGATAAAATCCTATGACCTAATCCCTTCTTACAATTTGCCGCTTTCTCTCCATATACTTCAACAGAGTCTGGCCTTCTGTCAGAAGAATATTGATTCTTGGTATAACATCCTGAGACGGGAATATATCGTTTTACTAGACCCGAAGTCTTATCTCCTCGAATCCTGAAGTCGTTTGTAAAATCATAATTAGTTGCTCGTTTGGTTTCTCCGTAAAATGTTGTCACTAAACTTGAATTATTCGGAGAAGATCTATCAAATATTTTAGATTGTATCATATATCACTCTTTGTTAGGAATTTTAAATTGCGCTTTAGTCGATACGGCTAGTAGAGTATAATTTTATAGTGGCATTAATCTCACTTAACCCAACTACAGGTAAAGTATAACTTAGTTTTTAGTAAAAGTAAAGATAATCCTTATGGAAGACTTTTATAGTGGCATTAATCTCACTTAACCCAACTACAGGTAAAGTATAACCCGTTTTTTGGTAAAAGTAAAGAAAACTAAGGGCGTAAGGTTCATCCAATAGTCTTATATGGAAGTTATTTGAAATGTAATTATAGGAAAATCTCGTATCTTATTGATATTATTAATTATTCTATCATTAAAAGTGGATTTAAATGGAATTATTTTATTTGAGATGTAACTTTATACGGATATAGTATTTTAAAGTGGTTTTCGGTGTTTTAAGTTGTTGATATTACTGGGGAATAAAAGGTGATAAAATTACATTCTACGGCTTTATTTTATATGTTCTGAACATACTTTTAAGGGTTCAGCGTTTGAGATATTTTAGACAATAAAAAGCCCCGATAAACGAGGCTAGAGGGTTATGAATGAAGAGCCTTGTAGAAGAAGTGTTTACCTATATGGATACTTCCTTTAGGGTGTTTTTTATGTTTAAAAGAATCGAAGGAATCGGAATTACCAATTGAGTTTTTAGTCTTTCCGTCTAATACATTGGACGCTAATGTATAGAACTCATCTTTATCTTTTGATGGTATGCGTTTTTGGGTATATTGACCGCGAATAACAAGACAGGGATTCTTATTCAGAATTTTAGTTCTAGTGACAATGGTAGTACCTACGGCAATTTGACCTAGTAGAGGTTCGCCTCTTGATTCGGAAAAGATTGTTTCGGCAATACACGACACAGAAGAATTGGGCGTCTTGGTGCTGTTTAATTTTCTGTTAATTATTTTACTATCCAAATGCGATGAACTATTAGGAACATAATAATTCTTATTTGAATGTAACACAATATTTTTAGAATTGTGATGGTTTTGTTTCTTTTCACCCTTTAAAGTCTTAGCACTTATTTGTGAAGACATAAAAAGAGCGCACAGGATCAAAATTATTTTTGAAATCTGCATTGGTTACTCCCTTTTACTAGTTACGTCAAACAAAGAATTTGTAAGGCGCTTCCCATATCAGTTATAAACTTTGCTATTGGTTTGTGATATTTTGGGTTGGTATATCGGTTATCTTATAGGCTTTCCTCTCTGTTAAATTTAATTCGTTACATACTATTTATACATTATTTTTAATAACCCTTAATTCTTTTGAATTCTGCTCTTACCTTTATCGCTTCCGGTAACCAATCCATTGTATTTTCAACAAAGACCATCGGCGGATTATCATCCACAGCAATAAGGATTACGAGTTTCTTTGGTAATATCCCTACCATCTCCCCTAAAAAAGCCGCATAGAAAGCAGTCTGAACAAAATAGTTACTAATCCATTTCTTCTCTTTAGGTTTACTTGAGGTCTTAAAGTCGATTATAGATAGTTCGCCTTTGTATTCTGCAATACAGTCGGCGGTTCCAGCTAGTTCTAACTTATCTGAATACATCATAGTTTCTAACCCCATGACATTATTGATATCTTTTAAGATAGGACTAAAGGTGTTCCACAT